ACTCCAAGCTCTACACGAGCCTTCCTGTCCCACTCAAGGATCGTACGGATCCTTGTGTGAGTGGACAAGACCCCCCCGAGGCAGCCAACCCCGGGGCTTGGAAGTGTTTGCTTTCCTGGTTTTATATCTTGTGGACGTACCTTGCGGAATGTACCACCAGTCGCGAGATAATAGACGTTGGCGCACATGGAGACATATGCGGAAACGTCACGATTGGTGGTAAAGGTGTCTCCCGGCTGCGGCTCAGACAATTGCTTGCCCAAGACCATCTCGCGCAGCCACGAGGCACCTTTCCTGTATTCCTTCGGCCTAGAAGGAACAGCAGGAATCTGCAAGGGACGTATGTACTTAGTGGGGTCATGAGGCCCATTGTGTCCAGCATTCTCACAGAGGTAGAGCTCCCGAAGGCCTTCACGTACTCTCCTGGGTACTCGGAGACGCCCCTTGCAAGGGTGTCCGAGCCCACCAAGAGAGGCCGGAAGCTCTGCTGGTCTGTTCTTCTTCGCTGCAATAGCTCGCTGAGAGCGGTAAATTGTCCTTGCACAACGTGCAAGCCTATTGAACGAAGATGGGTCTACAGAATGCTGACTCATGACCCCATTACCATTCCTAACAAACTCCTTGAGGGACGGAGGTCTAAAGGACTGAAGTCCAACGTTGCCCGGACCAGACAACGCATAGGCTTCGCAGAACACGAAACCTATCTTAGACCGGTAAGACTTTCCCTCATGGAGTTCGCTTCCTACGCACCGGGCCCTATGTGCATAGGAAGGAACGTTTTGACGATGTGTCACTGCTGCAAGATCATCACCACAAATGATTCTTGCAGGTCCAAGCAGTGCAGACATCCAGTTATTGATGAGACTCAAGATGGTAAACGAACAAGGAGTCCCCATAAGGGACCCCCTCACCTTGGGTACCTCCACACACCCATCAACAACATCATAACGTTCTCGGCATCTACGTGCCATTGCATTCGTCATGTCACTAAGGCGGTAACGGACATAATGCGGATCTTTGCCTACACCCAGAGACTCTCTGAGTTCGGTGTAGAGGAAGGCGGGGAGGCCAGCCTTCCTCAAGCCGTCACAAACAGCAATGATCGCATCATGTCCAAACCCGTCCGTAGCGCGAGTAAGATCTGCCGAAAGGAAGACCTTACTCTCATGACGATACCCGGCAAGGCGTTGAAGTATAGCCTCTTCCGTATGCGGAGCATATGGAAGGATCTGAGGAATACTCGCCTTGACCACGGGCCAGAGGGACTGTCTCACAAGATCACCTCTGGCAAAGCACGATGCCGGCGGAATGGTAATGATCCTTGCCTTCATCCCGAGTTCCGCAATACAGCTGGCGCGATGAACCACCTTTTCTCCCGCCGAGTCTCGCAAGAGACTCGACGTGGCGTAAACCATATTCCTCTCGGCAGAGGAAATCACAGGATAAAGGTGGAACTTCGCTCGGCTGATCTTGCGACTCAGTGCGTCCTCGAATGCTCGAGCGAGTGCGGATGGCTCGTCCTTCATAGCGTCCGGCCTACCGGCACGGGTTCCAAACCGTGCTTTCAACCATGCAGGCCTGGCAAGACCAGCTATGAAGGAGTTATAGCCAC